TCTGGTTCAGGATCTCAGGCAGAAGAAACATTTACAAAGCTTGAGCAAATTGCAAATGATAATATTGATGAGATGAAGGGTTCTACTGGATACATATTTAAGCACGAAGTTGAAATTAATAATGCTGCCGGAGATGGCTTTAGTCATGGCAGCAATGGATTTAAGTATAGCCTTTATAATGGATCTTTCACTCAGACGCTAAACTCAAATATAGATAAAAAGCGCGGTAAGAGAGGCTCGGTTATTTTTGATGAGTGCGGTTTCTTATCTGATGAAATGCTAAAGGTATATGGCGCTTTTGCTGCGGTCAATAAAAACTTTGCGTCGGGCAAAGATAGAGACGGACATTCTCTTGACCCAATTCGTTTGCGTACTTTTGCAATAAATCTTCCAAACCAAAAGTTTTATATTAGTTCTGCATCTAGCACAGATACAGAATTCTATAGACTTTATAGAGAGTTTTCTAAAAAACAGATTATGGGAGATAGAGATTATTGTGTTATTCAGGTTGATTGTGAGGTTGTTTTGAAACCAACAATACGTGGAGAAGTGGTTAATGCGCTGCTTACGCGCAGCACTATTGAAACCGAAATGCGTACAAATCCTGAAAAGGCACGTAGAGAATATTATTGTGAGTTTACTTCTGATGCTGGTATGAATGCAATTATTAGGCGTGGTGTTATTACTAGAAATAGTGAGACTCGCGCACCACTTTTGTATAATGATACTGGCAAAAAGAAGTTTGTTATAGCGTATGACCCAGCAAGAAGCCGAGACAACTCTGTTATTCTTGTTATGGAGATTTACCAAACAGATGATGGAGAGTATAAGGGTCGTATTGTAAATTGTGTTAATTTGCTAGATGTTGGTAAAAAGATAAAGAGCCCAATGAGAACTCCAGATCAGATTGAATATTTAAAACAGCTTATATTAGATTATAATGGTGACGCACCAGATTATGAAAATATTGAGTGTGTTTTAATTGATGCTGGTTCTGGTGGTGGCGGCGTTAATATTGCTGACTTCCTAATGGAAGATTGGTATGACAAAAGAGGTAAAATGCATCGCGGCTTAATTGATAGAGAATATAGCGAAGAATATTCAAATAGATATCCCAATGCGGTTAATAAATTGAGATTGGTGTCACCAACTCAATACAAGTCTATAATTTATGAAGCATTGATTGAAATGCTTGATATAGACACTATTAGTTTCACGGCAGATTATGATAACAAGGGATATCTCACTGTGTTTGAAGCTGATGAAAAAAAGCTTGAAAAAGAAAAGAAACGTATTGGAGAAGAATGGAAGGCAAAGGGCTTAACTGGTGAAGATTTAACAAAGAAGATCGAAGATGAACTATCTCGTGCTTCTTGTGTTAGCACAAAGGTTGTTAAGCTTGACCAGTTCCAAGAAATTGCGCTTGCAAATATTGATGCCATGAAGGAAGAAATGGTCAATATGGTTCGTAAAAAGAGAGATTCTGGTAAAGACTCTTTTGAGCTGATTCCTGAAAAGGCAAACAAGTTGCATGACGATAGAAGCTATTGTATGGCTTTGTGCGCGTGGTTCTTGTCTGAAAAACGTTTGGAAGGCATTCGCGTTCGTAGAAAGCCAGATGCAAAAGATATATTAACAAAATTACAAGTTAATCGTGGAAAACCACTTAATAAGCTATTTGGAGTAGAAAGGCGGTGAGTTTTGTGGCAACAGAATTAACTAACAGGGAAAGAATTGAAATGTTAAGTCGTGAGGAACGTAATCGTGCCGCATTTGCCGCCGTTAAAGATACTATAGCACTTATTGACTTAACTCAAAATAAGAGTATTTCTTATACTACTTATTCCAGAGAGAGTTTGCGAAATTATTTGAGGAACCCCGCATCAGAAACCAACCAGAAAAACCTCAGAAAGTTAAGTAATTATTTATATACGGTCTCTCATGTGTACAGGAGATTGGTTAATTTTAAAGCATATCAGATGCAACTTAAATCTTGGACGGTATATCCAGATATTCCTTTAACAGAAGAACCTGATACGGATAGTATACTGCAAAACTACGACAATGTAACGAAGTATGTTCGTAATATGGACATGAAGAGTCAAATTCTAAAATGTATGTTGCAGGCGTGGAAAAATGATGTTGTATTTGGTTTTTGCTATGGTGATCCAGAGAATGATGGATCATTTTTTATACACCTTTTAGATCCAGATTATTGTAAGATTTCTAGCCAACAACATTATAGAGGCGTGTTAAATTTTGCATTTGATTTTACATTCTTTGATTCAAGCACAAATTCATATTATTTGGATGTGTATGATCCCATTTTTAAAAAAATGTATAACAAGTACTCATCTGATAGCACATTAAGGTGGCAGGAACTTCCTATTGAAAATACATTTTGTTTAAAGATTAATACTGATAATATGGATTATCCTATCCCTCCACTTTCTGGTTTGTTTGATAGTGTTATCAATCTTGCAGACTTGCAAGCCGTTCAGGATTTAAAGGACGAGCTTGAGGCATACAAATTGATTTGGGCAAAAATTGGCACAATATCTGGAACCAAGGACGTTGATGATTTTGAAATTGATCTTGATTTGGCCAGTGCTTTTTATCAGAAATTGCAAAATGTATTGCCAGAAAATGTTGCGCTTGCAATGTCTCCTATGGATTTAGATACTATTGACTTTCAGAGTAATAATGCAAATGATGTTAATATTATTTCAGAAGCCTATGAAAACATTATTAATGCTAATGGTGGTATTGTATTAAATCAGAATAAGATCACTAATAGTGCGAGCTTTAAGCTGGCATTACAGTTTGACTCAATGGACGCAATGGCACCGGTAGAACAAATTAATGCATGGGTCAATCTATGGATTATTAATCATCTTGGTGAGACTGGAATGGTTGTTGAATATAGTGATGTGAGTCCATATTTTGTTGATGATAAAATTGACAAACTGTTAAAACTTGCACAATATGGCGTTCCAGTAAAACTTGAATTAGCATCTTTGACTAATGCAAATCCTGTTAAGGAGCGTGGCATGTCGTTTATGGAAACTGCGCTTGGTTTGGGAACAACATCATGGATGAATCCTTTGGTGTCTAGTAATGTGCAAAGTGGAACTCTGTCAGAAAATGGAGATGGCTCTGAAGGTAGAGCAAAATCAGAGGAGCCACTTACAGATGAGGGTGAAGCCACAAGAGATGGCAATAAAAATGACAAATAAGGAGGAATGTATATGAAGGATACAAAATTTATCGTTGTTCAGGATGAGAGCATTGCAAATAAGCTTATATCAAGCGGATTTACAGTGGTTTCTAAAACTAATGATATGTATACATTTATGAATGCAATTCCTCAGCATTTTAATTTTGAAGAAATTGATATTAAAAAGCTAGTCTATACAAATAGGCTTGTTTTCTAATATATAGACTTATGTCTGAAATCCTATGAGAAAGGAGGACAAACATGGCTAAGAAAATTATGACACTTGATGATTTATATATGTTTTTTGTGCAACAAAATAAATCTTTTAGTTTTAGCGCAAAAGAGTCTGGCGAGCCAATTATTGTTACTACAAATGGTCTTTTTGCCGCTGAAGAAGATAATGATATGCCAGGAATGTTAAAGTTAAAACTTAAAGTTTGTCATACTGAAACCAATAGAAATGGTAGTCACATTTCAAAAGAAAATATGGAAAAGGCAATGCCTACCCTAAAATATAGACCTATTTTAGCGTATATCCATGAGTTGCCAGATGGCACCAAGGACTTTTATGCTCACAATGTTGAGTTTGTTGAAGATGAAGACGGAGATGCACAAGTTGTTTATTTAGAAAAACAAGTTGGATGTTTTACTGTTGACAATCCGTGGCTTGAATATGATGAAGATATGGATAAGACATATGTTATGGCATATGCGGTTATTCCTGAAGAATATACAGAAACTGCAGACATTATTCGTAGAAAGAATGGAAGCAAGGTGTCGTGCGAGTTAGTTATTAACGAGCTTTCATACAACGCAAAGGAAAAATATCTAGATCTTACTGACTTCTATTTTGGAGCAACAACATTATTGGGATGTGACGAAAATGGTAATGAAATTGGAGAAGGCATGCTTGGAGCAAGGGCTGACATTACTGATTTCTGCCACAAAGAGCCAGTGTTTACACATCAAGAAAAGTTGATTGAAACTCTTGAGAAGTTAAATGCAACTTTATCAAGTTTCAATAAATCAAATTCAGAGGAAGGAGGAGACGAAGAGATGGATGGTATTGAAAATATCGTTGTAGAGGAAACGTTTGAAGATACAACTGAAGAAGTTGTTGTAGAAGAAGTTGAAACTACAGAAGAAACTCATTCTGAAGAAGAAACCACTGTTGAAGAAACTTCTGATTCTGAAGATGGTGATGAAGTACAGGATGAATTTGAAGAGACTGTCGTTGAAGAAAAGTTTACTAAGAATTTTGCTATTGAGCTATCTCATGATGATATTCGTTACGCACTGTATAATTTAATTGGTCAGTATGATGAAGAAGATAATGACTGGTATTATATTAGAGATGTATATGATAATTACTTCTATATGCAAAGCTGGTGCACTAATAAGCTTTACAAACTTGGTTATTCTATTGATGGTGAAAATGTTTCACTTGAAGGCGACAGGCAAGAAATGTTTGAGCTAATTGTTTCTGAATCTGAAAAGATGGCCATTGAAAAGATGCGCGAAGACTATGCTGCGCTCGAATCTCAATATAATGAGCTTAAGGCATTTAAGGATAATTATGACGCATCTGTGCTCAAAGCAGAGAAAACAGCTGTTCTTAATAGCGCAGAGTATGCAGAAATTGCAGATTCTGATGAATTTAAGGCGCTTGTTTCTGAAATGGACAATTATTCCGTTGAAGAAATTAAGGTGAAAGCGGATCTGCTATTTGCTGCTTCTATGAAGAAGAAGTTTAGTTTTGACTTTGAGGTTAATAAACCAGAAAAGAAGAGCTCTGTTGGTATTAATTTTAGCGCTAAGCCTGATCCAAAGAAAGAGGCATATGCGGGACTTTTTAATGAATAATTTTTAACAATACAAAAATAATATTTTATTACTTAAGTGCCTATAAATGGCACTTTTGTTATATTAAAACAAATTTACAATGATGAAAGGATGAAAAATTATGGCACAGGATATTATTAATGCTAATCACATTGTTTGTGAGTCTACTAATATTTTGTCTACCAACTTTGGTGGCGGTCACATTTATTCTATCGCTATTTCCGAAGATATGGACAATGGTCTTCTAGTTGCTAGAGCTGACTATGTTGCTGAAGAGTATGAAGACGAGGTTTGGAACATGAAGGAGTACGCCGCTGGCGACGAGCCCCTACTTCTACTAAATCCCCCACTACTACCCATGACCGAGCTAAGAGGCTATTCTGATGAGGAAAGATTCTATAACGCTGAGGGCGATAGAGTTCGTGCTTATACTCTAAGACTGGGTGATCGTATCACCATGTCTGAAAATGCTTTTGATAGGGCTCCTGCCGCAAAGCAGTATGTTACTTTTGATGCCGCTGCTAAGCAGTATGTTGTTGGCGATTCCAAGACCGAAGGTGAGTTCTGCGCTCAGATTCTAACTGTTATTCCTCGTACTAACAGAATGATGTATAAGATGCAGGTCGTAAGCCTATAAGTTTGAGAAAGGAGGATGAACAGTTATGAATAAGTTAATGAGATTTGATGCTCACGTTCGTGAGATTTTTGAAAACGAAGAAGCTAAGCTAGTTGCTTTTAATAAGCTAATGACTGATGTTGCTAACGGTAATGAACTAGAGGGTGGTCTAACTGCCAGAGAAGCTAATGACAAGATTGTTTCTATGTTTAACAAGGTTCTTGGTATTAACGAGAATTCTAGTAAGGCAGATATCCGCAAGGCTATCCGTAGAAATCAGCAGGTTCTATTTGATCTAATTGAGGAAGTTGTTCCAAATCTACTTCGCACTGGTTGGCAGGATAATCCCTTCTTCAACGAGTATGTTGAGACTAGAAATCTAGACATTGGTGACAAGGCAATGTTCTATACCGAGGACGAAACTCTACTAACTGTTTCCAAGGTTTCTGGTAACCATTGGGACATTGACAGACAGAGACTCGGCAGAGGCTCTAGCTTCACTGTTGAGACTTCCTGGTATGGCATTGGCGTTTACAGTGAGTATGAGAGACTACTAACTGGCGCTGAGGACTTCGCCACTTTCGTGACCAAGCTATATGAAGCTATTGACAGATTTGTTAATGAGTCTATTTATCAGGCAATGATTACTGCAGCAGAGCAGCTACCTGGCGGCGCTACTGGTTCTGGCCAGAACCAGTAGCGCCGCCAGGTAGCT